TCAGATCGTATTTGATTAATATCTGCGTGTATTCTTCCTTTGACTGTATGCTTAGTAATTGAATCTATAAAAGTAGTATGTGCTTTATTAATTTCTCTTGCATTAGAAATACACTGTGCAAGTTCGTGTGGATGATTAGCTAAAAAATTTCTAGTAAAGCTAGGTTCCTTAGATTTTTCTGTTCTATCATATGGTAAATTTAATTTGTCAAAAGCTTTAGCAACACTCCTTGCCGCGTTGATTTCCACATCAATTCCACATAAGTCTTTGATTTTATTGAGTAATTTCTTTTCTTGTTGTATCAAATTTTTCTTAATTTTATCTGCTTTTTGCAAATCTACTCTTACTCCCTTAAATCTCATCTCTACTAAACAAGGAAATAATTTTGTTTCTAAATCAAAAATAGACATTAATTCTTGTGCATACATTTCTCTTTCCAAACATTGCCAAAGTTTCAAAGTAGATTCAGCATCTTTTTCTGCATACTGTCCAACATACATTGATGGAAGTCTCCACATATCTTTTTTAGGATCCAATCCATATTCTTTTGCTGCTGCTTGTAAAACTTTTTCATCTTTACCCATACCACAATATTCTTTTGCTAATGAATCCAAACGATAAGATAATCTATTTTCATTAATTAAAGATGCAGCTATCATTGTGTCTACAATCTTTCCTTTAATTTCAATTCCCGCTGCTCTTAACCAACATACGTCATACATTGCATTATGAAAAATAAATGTAGTATCTTCTTTTTTAAATAAATCTTTTAACCAAGAGATAACTAATTTCTTATCCATATTACCTTGTTCGTGACCAATAGGATAATAACCAGACCATCCTTCTACAGCTACGGCTACTCCAGCTATATGTCCACGTCCAACCACGTTCCCCGATCCAAGTTCCATTAGCATTGGGTCATTGGTTTCCAAGTCAATAGCAATTTCTTTATGTCCGGTAAGATCTTTTAATTCATCTGGCATTACCCATTCTGTTTCCGGTGCAAATAATGGTATCTGTGTGGTTCTCATTTTTTCTTTTTTCTCATTTCTTCTATTTCTAATTCACAGTAATGAATAATTTTTTTCAAATCTTCTATTCCGTTTTTATCTTTATATCTCACTACATATTTAATTACATTACCCTGGAAAAAAGATAAGTTATTAGCTGTAATAAATGTATAAGGCTGTATGGTGTGTTTAGAATAATGATCGCCGCCTTCCTGTCGGCTAGAGGGAAATGCTTTTTCTAAATCTGATTTACTGGTCATATTAAATAAGCTCTGTCAAAATTTTTAGGATCTACAATATGTAATTCTCTTTTTGCTCTTGTGATTCCTGTGTAATATAATCTATGAAATTCATCAGGATCATATTGCAAAGTTTCTAATGCAGCATTAGTTAGATCTTGTAAAATTAATACTTTCTCAGCCTCTCCTCCTTTAGCTCCGTGAATAGTAGACATTACTATTCTTGGATTTTTATTAATCTGCTCACCATTAGCTCTCATATTACGGATATAGTTTTCTGTCAAGTGATCTAGGCCTTCAAATGATTCATACCAAACTTTATCTGTTAACAAACCATATTTATCCAGACAATCTTTTAATGAATATTTTTCTTCTGAGTGAAATAATTTTCCAGTTCTAAATCCTTGTGCAACATTTGCTCCTAAATATTCGTAAATATTTTTAATTTCTATATGAGTTAATAATGCGCCTTTTCTTAACTGTTCCCAATTATTTAATGCTAATAATAATTTTAATTTAATAGAATTAAATCCTTTATATTGATAATACCATCCTCGTAGTTCACACAACTCTTTCACATCTTCTAGAAAATGATTCGCAGTCGCAAGTACTAACCAATTTCCCTGTGACATATCTACTTGTGTTACATCTGAATATCTACGTAAAATACCTTCTTCATCCCTTGGTTTATATTGTTTATCAAAACGATTATGAATCTTTCCAATAATCTTTTGTGATAATTGATGTATAGGGCCTCCAGGAATACGATAAGACTGCTCTAGAGTCTTTATGTCATCTACCTCTTCTTTTAATGCTATAAAATGGTCTACATCTGCCCCAGCCCACTTAAAAATAGCCTGATCATCATCCCCTGCAATATATGTTTTTTCTGCATTTTTCCATATTTTACGCACCATTTCCCACTGTAATAATGATAAATCCTGTGCCTCATCAACAAATAATACATCAAATTTAGACTGTATATTTTCATCTATAAAATCCTCAATTAAATCAGTAAAATCTTTCAGGCCTTTTTCTTGTTTATATCTCTTCAATTCTTCTGAAATTAAATATAAAGTATCTCGTTCAATATCTAATATATTTTTTCTTGAATCATAATAATCCAATAAATCCATTCTTTTGACCCTAGCTGTATTAATAATAGTTAAGTATTCATTATCTGAATTAAAAATTCCATCTTCACTAGAATACTTTGCTACCTTAATAGGTATTCCACACTTCTTACCAAAATCGAAATAATTATCTGGTGACATTATTTTTTCTTTAGTCATTCCTAACATTTTAAAAGCATAAGAATGTAAGGTTCTAAAATTTTCTAAATCAGTATCTAAATCTAATCCAAATTTTTCTGCAGCTCTATTGGCAGCTTCTGTTGCCGCTTTCCTAGTAAAAGAAAAATAACCTATTTGCCTTGGTCTAATTCCCTGTTGGATGAACTCGTCCACTAAATTCAACAACGTTGTTGTCTTTCCTGTCCCCGGCGGTCCTAGTATTATTGTTTTCATATTTTTTTATCTTTTTTTCTAAATATTGATTCCTTGTTCTTAACCTACTATTTTTTTCCTCTAAAAATTTTATTCTTTCTCTTAATTTTAAATTCCAATTGATTCCTATTTTCATTAGAAATGTTCTTCCTGGTATACTACTTTTGATACCGAAGCCTCATTTTTTTTCATTGTTTGTATTTTAATCAATCTAGGTCTTCCTCCTTTTAGTTCTGGTCTTATCTCTTCTGCAAAACAATCTAATTGTTTAATTAAATTACCTGTTTTAATTTTATCTAATTCCCAATTATTTTTTTTACAAAAATTATAAAAGTCTTCTATTCTAAAATAAGTAAATATTCTTTCCTCATCTGTATATGGAAGTTTATTAAATACGTCTTCCATTGTTCTTGCTGATTGTCTATTGGTAGTCCAATCTTGTAATAAAGAATGTATTTGATTTTTTGGATTTAAAGATTGTAATGCTTCTACTTCTTGTAGATTATCCATTAAAGGTTTTAAATAATAGTTCTTCCAATCTTTTGGTTTTGGTACTGGTATAATTAAATTTGCTTGATCTAAACAAGCTAATGCAAATAACCCTGCATTATAAAGTTGTTCTGTTTTTAATTCTATTCTTGATTCACCTACATTTAAAAACCATTGTGGTGGTGTAGATGCATATTTTATTAAATTTCCTAATGGTGGTATTTGTTCTTCATCATATCCTACACCATATTTTTTCATTCTGCATAAACCAGAATTACACACAGAATTAATAGGTGCATCTTTACATCTATATTTATCGTATCCTTTTCTATTAACTGATTTAATTAATTGTTGAACTTCACCATTACTCAATGGTGGTTTCATATATTCTAAATTTGCTTTTACAATTAAATCTTCCCAGGTATCTGGATTAGATTGTTTATAATAAACAGCTATATTGAATAATGCATTATTTCTAGCCCCCTCACCAAATCCATCTATGGCTAATCGATTTAAACAAGGGGGACCATCAACGAAAGCTTCATCAATTTTTTTCTTCTCCACCTTAATTTCTTTCAACTCTGTTTGAGCATACTTGTCATAGAGTTCAAAAAACTCTTCTAAGGTAGCTGCTTCGCCATCGTCTTTGATTGCATAACGCAATCCTTTCATATCGTTATGATATGGAAGATTTAAAAAATTACCTGTATCTCCACGTTCCACGAGTATTTCTGTTTGTTTAGGAAATATTTCAGCACCTTCATATCCTAATGTAGATGCCATTTTCTTAAGTGTGTTCTGCATAGTAGATGCAGGTATAAAATCTTTGGTAAATAAAAATACGTGTGCTCCACCTGATTTAGATCGGCAAACTACCAACGGAAAATTATTACTCCTAATATTATCAACCAACGCTTTATGGTCAAAATTGTATTCATCAATATCAATACAACCCCACTTACAGGTATTAGACTCAGTAATTGGTATAATACCAAGAGCATTCCCGATACCACGAAGATGATTTTCCCAGAGTTCGTCTGTAACATCCTTTCTAACAATAAATGCCTTCCCCTTCTGTTTACCATTTTCATCTCTATCTCCTTTCTGATATTGACCGTATGCTATTTTTAATCCTTCAAATATTTGTTTAAATTTTTCTTTCATAACGAACTATTTTTCCTTTCACAATTTTAAATTGAGTTATTTTTTTTAATAAAAAAGGTTTCATCAACAAATCAATAAGCTGATAATATTTTTTTGTATTTGGATCTATTTTTATATCATCAACTAATAGATCGTGAAAATTCCAAGCTGTGTAAGTTAATTTTCTATTTTTACCAAACCATTTATTTCTCTTTGCCCATTTTATGGCTTTTTTATCTACTTTCATTTATTCTCCTTACTGTTTTGTTGGAGGGGCTTGCGCCCCTCCCTACGATTAGAACGGTGTGTTCTCTTCGTTTCTCTCATCCTTCACGTGTTTTGCCTGAACATCTCCTGACTTAACAGATGTAGCAAAACCTTTTGCTTGCTCGTATAGACCTCGATCCTTTACTGGACCAACTTTAGATATAGTCCAACCAAACCAAGTTCCCTTGTCATTTGATTGTTGTACAGTTTTTAAATTGTACACGTGACTATAAATAGGTGGTGTAAACAATCCATTCTTACCTTGTAGTTTTAAACCATTCATCATTGAATTCCAGGTTCTACTGACTTTCAATTGAGTGGACTTCATTGTAAGTAATGCAGTCTCAGCACCATTGTCTTTACTGATGATGACAAAATAAGATGCTGTATTCTCAAGATAGTTACCATTCTTCAATCGGTCTTTACCCATTGAATCTCTAGTTGCTTCTTGAACAATTGCACTAGTAGCAGCGTGTACTGCTACAGGAGCACCAGCACCTTCTCCCCTATCTTGCCATTCAACATATTCCCTTTTGTAATAACAAGGAATTACATTGATGCCTTTTTCACCATCATAAAGTTCAGAAGTTACTGTATTGTAAATCATACCTGGTTCAGCACCATTTACATATTTAGCATCCCTCTTATTTACTTGTGGTGATAACTGTCCCAAGATTCTCAGAAATGGTAATGCCAGATCGTTCTGGTCCATATTCTGAAACCCTTCTTGAGCATCAGCTTCAAATAAACTTGCACTTGGCAAGTTATCTTTTATTGTTGTTACGTTCCCCGTTTCTTTTTTCACGGTTGCCGTTTCTTGTGTCGCCATTCGCGTTTCTCCTATTTCCGGCT